CATATAATCAGCAACATCTTTCGGCAGAGCGTCTTCAATGACAGCCATCTTCCAAGGATGTTCAATCAGTGTGCTTGTTTTCTCTAACAGCCAAGTCATTTTGTAACTCCTGAAAAGGATCGAAATCTTTTGTGTCTAGGTGTTCAATCATGGACGCATAATCATCGCCAGGAATTTCTATTTGATAATTTTCTTTGAGCCATTGTTTTTTCCACTCAAAAGAAAGTTCGTCTTCAAGTTCAATCTTTCGATTCCAAAAACAGACCTTTTGTTCGTCTTCTAGGTCCCACTCCAGTGTCCTCAATGCCTGATGTGATCGTTGTTTTATTTGATTTGTATGCCAATATTCACCGTCAATGTAGTTAAAAGGTTTTGTATCTTGTTCATTAGGATTGTTGCTCATGTGAGCATCAATACGCGGCCTTCTCTTTGCCGTTCTATGTTCTTCCTCTTTGAAATAACAGTAAAGATCACGGCTGTAGATAGAATAACCTTTGAGTTTCCCATCAGCGATCATTCGTTTGAATGTAAGATTTCTTTTCACATCTTCAAAAGTATAGATGCCTATGTCGTAAAAAACTTCGGCTGATTTTCGTGTTTCAATTGCAACACGATCAACATCAAAAATATAACGCAACAATCTCTCATTCGCATTCTCTTGTTTTGAAGCAACGCCCATCGGTTTTAACTCTATGCGGCGACTGATAAAATAACTCCTCTTATACCAGTCCTGTGTATCTGTTAGTATAGAACATTCGTCATTTCGATTGGTGTTTACCATATCGTGCCACGCATAATGATAAACATCTGCATCTGGATAACAGTTGATGATATTCTCCAGTTTTTTGTATGCACCAGGATAAAGAACATCATCACCGTCTATGGGAATAAGGTGTGTAAAGAGTGTTTCTTTTCGAAACCACTGTAAGACAAAGTTTTTACCGAAACCAGGAGAACCTTTCATTCTTCGACCGGCTGTCGATACAATTCTGTAGTCTGCACCATAGGTATCATACACATAATCACGGTACGAATCGTCCCATGTGTCTACAAAGATAACTAGATTTTCTGCGTCAGAAAAACACTTGATGGCTTGATCAAGGTGATAAGGGTGTTCAGAGGTAAGAATTGCTGTAAGTATGTTGGGCATTTATTGATCTTATAAATTGGAGCGGAGAGAAAGACTTGCACTTCCATCTTCGATCTGGACGACCGATGCATTACTACTTATGCTATCTCCGCAAAGGTGTGAGGGAACATTGCGTTCCCTCAGAAGGATTAGCCTTGCGCCAATGCCTTATAACCAGCTGCGATCACAGCGCGGCTTGCAGTGCCAAGACGGTACTTGGATGCACGTACTCGACCACGAGCGTCTTTGGTTCCCTGGTTCAGGTAAACAGGGAAGCCTTCCATTCGCAGGCTAGAAACGAGAGCAGTAGGGTTCGCTACGTTAAAACGTACAGCGATCTGCTTCGCAGACAGTTCTTCACCAGAGGTGAAAGCGTTGATAAGGTTTTGCTTCTGAGACATAATATTCTCCATAATTTACTAAAATTTAACATCGTGTTTTTGAATCTTTAACGATTCAGATTACATTATCTCAAATCACGGACGATTTGTCAAGCGTTTTTTTCTGAGGCCCCAAATTTGTAAAGTATTTCTGTTTTGGGTAGAAAGTGGACTGACTGGTGTGACTAGATGGTTTGTCTCATCGTCATTAAGACAGAGTGAGTTATATAGTGGTGTAAAAGAGTTTTGCATCTTATCACCATAGATAAACAAACCGCCATCATTCACAGACCATTCTTTGTTTAAATAAATGGTCGCACCAAATGCATATCCACGATCATTGTGTACACTAATACCAGAGTTTCTTGTCCAGATATAGTGTCTAATACCCAAATCATCATGTTCTGGCAGAACATCTGCCAAATCAGACTTCAGCATACTTTTCAATTGTTCGCTCACAGATGTATACGCACAAACACCTGTAATACCAACTTTTATATTATCACTCCAGTTTAGGTCTGACAAGCCCCATCTTTGCTGTTGTGATATTATTTCAAATTCTTTGTGATAAAAATTTAAAGTTTCATCACTCAGAACATCATCAAAAAATTTCATTTATTACTTTTTGTTGCCGATACTATACTTAGCAACCAGTTCCCAATCCTTCTTTTCTTTATGAGAAATAATTTTAATCTGATTTGCTGTTGCACAATCGTCTTCTGCGATTGGTGTAATCACACGTATTAGATTCCATTCTTGCAACAACATAGCAATAGCATTACGGCGCATCCTATCTTCGGATGAAAAGTTAGTAGGTTTGCCGTCAAGTGCAAATAATTCCTTGAAATGCACAATGTAATACTTGCCACGCTTATGTAAGATGTGGCACGATTGGTAAAGTTTTCGATCTTTGAAAGATGAAATTCCTATTCTAGTCAGAGTTTCTTTTACTTTCAAAAAATCGTCTCTCTCCTCCAATTCTACTTCAATAAAGGAGTCAACAATGTTCATATACCGCCCTTTTCTAGTTTTTCTTTTATTTTTGTTATTTGATCTGGAGTGAGAATAGGAAGTACTTGAAGAGATTTTGCAGTACTATAGCCATAATATTCTTTAATAGCCTCAAGATCATCTGATTGTTCTTTTTTAAACCACTTTGAGAAACGTTTACGTGGTCTTACAATATTTAGTAAAAACTCATACTGAGGTTTATGATCTAGATGATGGTTGACATTCATCTCGTTTGCAATGGCGATAGTATCTTGAAAGTATGACAGGCCACGATTAACCATAAAAGGCGCATAATCTTTTTCGGCCAGTTGATCGTTATCCGTGCCTGTCATCAAGTTTTCTTTTGATGTATTGATTGAGTTTAAGTATTCAAAGGGATTCATAATCTTGCAATTCACGTTGTTCAAACTTTTCAGATAAAGTGTTCCAAAGTTTTTCACACTCTGCACACATGGGTATTTCAAGTACGTCTTGTCCTGTATAGATTTTTGCTATCGCCGGATCATCAGGTAAAGTATTCTGACATGCACTTGAATAAAACCCACACTTTTCTTTTTTCTTACCAAACATAATATTGTCCTTCTCATTTATAATTAAAGAGCATGATGAGTCCAATGACTATACCAGCTGAAAAAATACCACCGACTATAAGCGCAATCATATCAATAATAAACGCCTTTCTTTCTGCAGCTGCTTTTGCGGCCATCAGTCTGCGTTGTCGGATCTCTCGGCGTTCACGCATCATGTCATCATAGAATTGTTGTTGTCCTGTATACAACAAGTATTCATACAATTCTTTTTCCATTGCTTTCACTCGGTGTTTTGCCGCGGTAACTTGCAGTGCCTCAGCTTCAACACTTCTACCTGAAAACAATTTGGCGGCACCTGACTTTGTGCCGGCCTTCATACTATGTTCTGCTATCTCGTCTTTTGCGTCAAAAAATCTACCGAATACTTCTACCATATCGGCGACTTCTCTTCCGTTTTCTATAGCGCCTTTAATTGCTTTTGCTGCGGAGGCGGCCATGGATATTGCTGCTGCGATCTCCATCATGGCGATAATGTCCTTTAGTCGAACATAACAAGGACATGATGTAGTATAAATCAATCACACTATTTGAATTCGCAGTTGACCATAATCTCAGTCAAACATGCGGTCGTGTTGATCTCATTATCAGCCACAAATGCGGCTTTGTATTGATAGTCAGCAAGTATCAGTACTAACTGCGGTACTGAAGCATTCTGTAGATATTGTGAACATGTATCATATATCTGTCGATATAATTCACTTTGATCGACATCTGTATTTTCAGCAACCCACTTTCGAACACCAGTAAAGTTTTTTTCTTTCAAAAAATCTACAAGACTGTTCAACGAGGTTTCTTTGAAATTAGATAAGATTCCAGAATCAATCTTACCTGTTACAGAGTACCGTTGTAACTCATTCAACGTGCGTCGATTATCTGGGAAGTATTTAGTAATTACCTCAACTACAGCCTCCTGATCATACTCAATGTCCTCAGACTTGAGAATGTTCAACACACGCTTGAACATCTGCTGTGCCATGGCCGGTTTATCATTGTTAGCGATCTTAAATTCGATCACACTGCACCGCGAATGCAGAGGATCAATGATACGATTCTTGAAGTTGCAGGTCAGGATGAAACCACAGTTTTTACTAAACTCTTCCATAAAGTTACGGAGAGCAGGTTGTGTAGATTGAGGATTGAGATAGTCTGCCTCATCTAGAATCACATACTTGCGACCACCTTGCAAGGAGACAGAGGAGGCGAATGTAAGTATGTCATTTCGGAGTGTATCGATGTTGCCATTCATCGAACCGTTGATAACAATGTAGTCACAATCCAACTCTTCAAGCATCGCTCGAGCGATAGTAGTTTTACCTACGCCGGCGCCGCCTGTGAGTAATAGATTGGGAATATTGCCTTGGTCAACAAACTGTTGAAAAGTTTGTTTGAGTTCTTCTGGCAGAATGGTATCTGCCACAGTATTAGGTCGATACTTTTCGACCCACAAAAATTCTTCGTTCATAGTATAACCTCATCATCACAAAATATAGTATATCACACACGGTGTGCCCAGACAACCAAAACTTTTCTTGTTCCCTGTTTCACCTCTTCCACTTCATGTACCATCGTACTAGGAAATATAACAGTCTCGCCTACTTCAAGTTCTACCGGCCGGTATTGCCATGTATTAGGTTCACTGCCTCTTTTCCATAACTTCAGAGTACCACCATCAAGATTATCTGATTTTTCGATTAACGTAATGATAGTATATGCTCTAGGATCATTTTCGCCAATTGCGTCAACATGTTTGGCATACTTGTCGCCTTTTTCATAAAGTAAAAACTGAGTTTCGGGACAGTAATATTCGCCAGAACGTGTCAACAAATCTACGAATTTACTGGTAATAGACCTTGGTGTAAGTAAAGGAGCGACCTTGGCTGATCTAACTGACGTATCTTCAACCGTTACACCATTTTTAGAAACCGAACCTAATCCGTATTTGTGATTGTAACTCTGTTCAACCAGATATTCGATATCTTCGTCTTTCAGTATTTTTTTCTTTATCAACATAATGTTTGGTCGGGAATGCTGGATTCGAACCAACGACCTCTCGCTCCCAAAGCGAGCGCACTACCAAACTGTGCTAATTCCCGTATTTGGTGGGGAGGGGTGGATTCGAACCACCGAAGCTCACGCATCAGATTTACAGTCTGGTCCCTTTGACCGCTCAGGAACCTCCCCTTGATTATGCCGTAAGATTGGCTAAGATGTTTTGCGGTGAGCTCTCGCCATAAGGATCAGTCTCACAGTTGTCTTCAAAACCCGGTTCAACAAAACTACAAGTAATCACGCCGTCATCAACAATGGCCGCATAACGCCATGAACGCATACCGAAACCAAGGTTGTCTTTGTCAACAAGCATACCCATCTTACGAGTAAACTCACCACTACCATCAGGAATAACCTTAACATTCTGCAATCCTTGGTCTTTGGCCCATGCATTCATTACAAACGCATCGTTAACAGAAATGCAGAAAATGTCATCAATGCCTTTCTCTTGAAATTCTGAATACAGTTTTTCAAAATCGGGTAGTTGATATGTTGAACAGGTCGGTGTGAAGGCTCCGGGTAGAGAGAACAAAACGACACACTTGTTTGCAAACAGGTCTGTTGATTGAACATGTTCCCATCGAAAAGGATTATCTCCTTCGATAGACTCATCTCTCACACGCATTTTAAATACTACATCTGGGATATTGCTACGTAACATACTTTTTCCTTTCATTACAAATTTGCTCCGCGACCTGGGTTCGAACCAGGGACCCAGTGATTAACAGTCACTTGCTCTACCAACTGAGCTATCGCGGAAAATGGTGCCGCCACCACGAATCGAACGCGGGACCTACTGATTACAAATCAGTTGCTCTACCTGCTGAGCTATAGCGGCGAACCTGTAACTATGAGTTATTTGTTTTCAACAAACTCATAGAGTTCTTTAGCACGGTTATTGATTTGACTAGAGGTTGGCATTTTCGGAATTGCATCAATCAATCTCTCTGATACCTCTCTCGCTTTATCGACCGCATCACGGTGATTAAAGTGTTGATCAGTCATCTGTGCGATTGCTTGCTCAAGTTCATTATGAGTTGCCCAGAATGTGTTCATAAGAACCTCATACTGCTGCATCTCAAGATCACGAGCCATTTGTAGTACATCGAACCGTAGTTCATAGGGTGTTTTATTTGGCATAATTGCCTCCTTGTGTGTTGTGTTGTGTGTAAAATGTGGTGCGCCCCTTCCCTTCGCGCCTGTAGTCCACTGTCATGGTCTCCCGCACGAACCATGACCCC